ATGCCCGCAGCAGCCGCAGACCGCCGCTACGCCCCCGTGCTCGTCTCCAACCCCCGCACCGAGCCTTTCGCCACCGCCGAGGAGGCCTGGTTCTGGACCGTCGCCGCGCTCACGGCCCGCAGCGCCGGCGCGCGCATCGTCGCCGGGCTCGGCATGAAGCCCCGCCCCTGCGAGCCCGACGACGTGATCCGCTGCCTCGACCGGCTCTACCGCCAGCGGCGCATCGAGATCGCGCATCTCAGGGTGCTGCGGCGGTTCGGCGACCAGCAGGTTCCGCCCGATCCGCGTCACGCGGGCGACCGCTCGGCGCACCGGCTGTGGCGCGAGGCGCTCGACCGGCTGGACTGGCCGCTCCGGATGAAGGGCATCGTGGCATGACGCGAACCGGCGCGATCCAGCCGGAGAGCGCCGTCTGGGTCGCGTTCTCGGGCCGGGCCGACCTGCCCTGGCTCAGGCTGCTGCGCCCGGGGTTCCGGCACTGCTTCGCCGCGATCGCCGACCCGGCCGGCTGGACGCTCGTCGACCCGCTCTCGCGCCGGCTGGTCGTGCAGCGGCTCGCGGTCGCGCCCGAGTTCGACCTGCCTGGCTTCTGGCGCCGCGCCGGGTTCCGCGTGCTCGGCCCCTTCACCCCGGCGCCGGCGCGGCGCAGCCTGCTGCCGCCGCTCGCCCCGTTCAACTGTGTGACCGCCTGTCTGCGTCTGCTGGGCCTGGACCGGCCCTTGGTGCTGACCCCCTTCGGGTTGTACCGGACGCTCGCGCGTCATTACGCGGCAGAAAGAATAGGAAAAAATTCTTGACGCAGCAAGGCCCGCATCGCTAGAAAGATCAGGCCAAGGGGCGGAGTGCGCCCTCTGGTTCCATCCTCCCTCCCCGGCTACGACGGCCGGCCCTCCGGGGCCGGCCGTCGGCTTGTCGGGATGGCCCCGTCCCGAGGAGAGCACGCATGGGTGGCCTGCTCCGCGCGCCCGCGCCCCCGTCCGACTCCGCCGCCGCCCAGCCTCAGCCTGCCTCCGCATCCCGCACCGCCCCCGACCAGGAGGCACGCTCCCGCCGCCTCGCCGCGATCGAGGCGCGTCGGCGGGGCCTCGCGGGCACCGTCGCCACCTCCTGGCGCGGCGTCCTGGCGGACGCCCTGCCGCCCGCCAACCGCAAGTCCCTGCTCGGCGAATGAGGCACGACGTGACGTTCGACCCCGAGGCGATCCTCGCCCGCCACGCGCGCGCCCTCGCCCGTCGCGGCGCCTGGGACGGGATCTGGAAGGACTGCTACGACCACGCGCTGCCCGGCCGCCCCGGCGAGACGGGCGTGCCGATCTACGACGGCACCGCGCCCGACGCCGCCGAGCAGCTTGCCGCCTCGCTGCTCGCCGAGCTCACCCCGCCCTGGATCCGCTGGTTCGGCTTCGCCCCCGGTCGCGCCGTGCCGGCGACGCTTGCCGGCGACGCCTGGGCCGCCACGCTCGAGACCGCCGCCGAGACGCTGCACGCCGAGCTCGAGCGGTCGAACTTCACCGTCGAGATGCACCAGTGCTTCCTCGACCTGGTGATCGCCGGCACCGCCTGTCTCGCGATCGAGGAGGCGCCGCCGGGCGAGCCCTCGGTTCTGCGCTTCGCCGCCGTGCCGCTTGCCGAGGTGACGCTCGAGGAGGGGCCGGATCGCCGGCTCGATACGGTGTTCCGCAGCCTGCGCCTGACGCGCGACGAGATCCGCGCGCGCTTTCCGGACGCGGCCCTGCCGCGCACGGTCGAGAGGATCGAGACCCCCGATGCCGAGCCGCCGCGCCACGAGGTGGTCGAGGTGGTGCTGCCGGATGCACGCGGCTACCGCTATGCCGCCGTGCTGCGCGCGGGCGAGGCGCCGGCCGTGCTGCTCGCCGAGGGCCGCTTCGCCTCCTCCCCCTTCATCGCCTTCCGCTGGACGAAGGCGCCCGGCGAGGCCTACGGCCGCAGCCCGGTGATGAAGGCGCTGCCCGACATCCGCACCGCCAACAAGGTGGTGGAGCTGATCCTGAAGAACGCCTCGATCGCGGTCACCGGCATCTGGCAGGCCGACGACGACGGCGTGCTGAACCCGGCGAACATCCGCCTCGTGCCCGGCGCGATCATTCCGAAGGCGGTCGGCTCCTCCGGCCTCACCCCGCTCGCCGCCCCGGGCCGCTTCGACGTCAGCCAGCTCGTGCTCGACGATCTGCGCGCGCGCATCCGCCACGCCCTGCTGACCGACCGGCTCGGCCCCGTGCAGGGCGCGCGCATGACCGCGACCGAGGTGATGGAGCGCTCGGCCGAGATGGCACGGCTGCTCGGCGCCACCTTCGGCCGGCTCCAGACCGAGCTCCTGTCGCCCCTGATCGAGCGCTGCCTCGCGATCCTGCGCCGGCGCGGGCTCGCCCCCGCCTTCGGCCTCGACGGCCGCCTCGCGACCATCGCCTGGCGCAGCCCGCTCGCGCAGCTCCAGGCGCGCGCGGAGGCCTCCGGCACGCTGATGTGGCTCGAGACCGTGCGTGCGCTCGGCCCCGCGGCGGCGCACACCGCCGATCCGGCCGCCGCCGCGCGCTGGCTCGCGGGCCTGCTCGGGGTGCCGCCCGATCTCGTGGTGAGTGCGGCCGAGGAACAGGCGGCACGCGCGGCCGTGCCTGCTGAAGACGACGCCCAGCCCCGCGGCCTCGACCCGGCCGCCTGACGAGGACACAGCGATGGCTGACAGCCTGATCGAGATCACGCTCGAGGATGCGGGCGCGAAGCCTGCCCGCGGCAACGGCGCGCCGAAGCCCAACGGCAGGCGGCCGCCCGAGGTGCCGGAGAAGTTCTGGGACGAGGAGGCGGGACAGATCCGCGTCGAGGCGCTGCTCAAGTCCTATCTCGAGCTCGAGAAGCGCCTCTCGCGCATGGTGCCGCTGCCGGAGGACGAGGCGGACGAGGAAGCGCGCACGCGCCTCCTGCGCGCGCTCGGCGTGCCGGAGAGCCCCGACGCCTATGCGATCGAACCGCGCCATCCGCTGCTGACCCCCGATCCGGACGTGAACCGCCGCCTGCACGCGGCGGGCTTCACGCCGGCGCAGGTGCAGCTCGTCTACGACCTCGCCGCCGAGCGGCTCCTGCCCCTGATCGGCGAGGCGGCGCAGATGTTCGAGGCCGAGCGCCAGCTCGATCGCCTGAAGGATCATTTCGGCGGCGCGGAGCGCTGGGCGCGCGTGGCGCGCGAGCTTGCCGCCTGGGGCAAGGCGAAGCTCCCGGAGGCGGTGTTCGAGGCCCTCTCCTCCACCTACGAGGGCGTGCTCGCGCTGCACCGGATGATGGAGAAGAACGAGCCCGGCCTGCTGCGCGATGCCGAAGCGGCACCCGCGCTCGGCGAGGAGGAGCTGCGCGCGATGATGCGCGACCCGCGCTACTGGAAGAAGCGCGACCCCGACTTCGTCGCCCGCGTCGCCGACGGCTTCCGCCGGCTCTTCCCCGGCGAGGGCTGACCCCTTCACACCGCTTCCTCTCGGCGCCCGACGCATCACGCGGGCGCCGGGCCGGGGCTTCCGAGCGCACCCCTTCCCGCGCTCGCCCCGGCAGCGGGACGGATGCGCGTTCCCCCTTCCCGCGCGCATCCGTCCCGCCCCCGCTTCGGGGGCGTTGCCGTGCGCGGCACGCCTCCGGCCGGCCGCCGGAAAACCGCCGCCTGCGTGGCGGCCCGGCGGCCGTGCGTGCGCCGAGCGGCCCCGCCCGGGACAACCGCGCGCCACACCCCGAACCCGCTCCGCAACCGAAACCAGGGAAACCCGATCGTGGCGACCTCGATCGAACAGTCCTTCGTCAAGCAGTTCCAGACGGAGGTCCACGAGTCCTACCAGCGGCTCGGCTCCAAGCTGCGCCCCACCGTCCGGTCCAAGACCGGCGTGAAGGGCGCGTCCACCGTGTTCCAGCGCGTCGGCAAGGGGGTTGCCGGCACCAAGGCGCGCCACGGCGCGGTGCCGGTGATGAACCTCGAGCACGAGCCGGTCGAGTGCTTCCTCGCCGACTATTACGCCGGCGACTGGATCGACAAGCTCGACGAGCTGAAGATCAACCACGACGAGCGCGCGGTGATCGCCAATGCCGGCGCCTATGCGCTCGGCCGCAAGACCGACGAGCTGATCATCGCCGCGCTCGACGCGGCGAGCCGCGAGGCGGTCGGCGCCGGCGCCGGCCAGACCGACGACGACGGCCTGACCAAGCAGAAGATCCTGCTCGCCTTCGAGATGATGGGCGCGGCCGACATCCCCGATGACGGCCAGCGCTTCGCGGTGATCGGCTGGAAGCAGTGGTCGGACCTGCTGCAGATCCCGGAGTTCGCCAATGCCGAGTACATCGGCGACGACGAGCTGCCCTGGAAGGGCACGCAGGCGAAGCGCTGGCTCGGCACGCTCTGGATGCCGCATTCGGGGCTCACCCGGAACGGTACGCTGCGCTCCTGCTACTGGTTCCACCGCACCGCGATCGGCCATGCGGTCGGCGCGGAGGTGCAGACCGACATCACCTGGCACGGCGAGCGCGCGGCCTGGTTCGTCAACAACATGATGAGCCAGGGTGCGGTGCTGATCGATCCCGAGGGAGTCGTGCGCCTGCGCTGCAGGGAATAGCGACCGCGCGTCAGCGGCCGCCCCACCAACCCCGCTGACGCGCGGCCCCCTCCCCGGCCCTCCCCCGCAGGGCGGGGGAGGGGGCAGCTCGTCGTCGATCCACTGGAGTTCCCACCGATGGCGCTCTCCGCCCTCGCGCTCTGCTCGCGCGCGCTCATCAAGATCGGCGCGGCGACCATCGCCTCGTTCGAGGAAGGCACCGCCGAGGCCGAGGTCGCCGCCAATCTCTACCCCTCCGTGCGCGACGCGCTGCTCTCGGCCTATCCCTGGAGCTTCGCCACCGCCCAGGCCGCGCTGCCGCGGCTGGCCGCGGTGCCGACCGCCGACTACGCGCACGCCTTCCAGCTCCCGCCCGACTTCCTGCGCGCGCTCTCGGCCGGCCGCGCCGGCCAGGGCCGCGGCGTGCTCTACCGCATCGCCGAGAACCGGCTGCACGCCGATCCGCCCGAGATCGTGCTGACCTACATCTTCCGCCCGCCCGAGCAGTCCTTCCCGCCCTTCTTCGACGCCGCCCTGATCGCGCGGCTCGCCGCCGAGTTCGTCATCCCGCTGACCGAGAACACCGCGCGCGCGGAGCTGATGTTCAGGCTCGCCGAGGCGGAGTTCCGCGCCGCCCGGCTGACCGACAGCCAGCAGGACACCCCGCTCGCCGTGCAGGACTTCTCGCTGATCGGAGCGCGCGGCTGAGATGACCGCGATCCGCCGCATCAAGACCAGCTTCTCGGCCGGCGAGCTCGCGCCGGAGCTGATCGGCCGGGCGGATCTGCGCGCCTACGAGAACGGCGCGGCAAAGCTCGCGAACGTGTTCATCCTGCCGACCGGCGGGCTGCGCCGCCGCCCCGGCCTGCGCCATCTCGCGATCCTGCCGGGGCCGGCGCGGCTGATCGCCTTCGAGTTCTCGACCGAGCAGACCTATCTCCTGGTGCTGACCGACCGCCGCCTCGCCGTCTGGCGCGGCGACGTCGAGGTGGCCGCGATCGCCACCCCCTGGACCGACACGCAGCTCGCCCAGCTCGGCTGGACGCAGAGCGCGGACACGCTCCTGGTCACGCATCCCGAGACGCCGCCGCAGCGCATCACGCGCACCAGCCACACCGCCTGGACGATCACGCCCTGGAGTTTCGCCGCCGCGCCGTTCCACCGCTTCGCCGCGCCCGGCGTGACGCTGGCCGCATCCGCGACGACGGGCGCGGTCACGCTCGCGGCCTCCGCGCCGGTGTTCGTCACCGGCCACGCCGGCACGACGTTCCGCCTCCAGGGCAGGCGCGTCACGATCAACGCCGTCACCGGCCCGAGCTCGGCCACCGCGACGGTGCTCGACACGCTCGCCGGCACCGCCCCCACCTCGGACTGGGACGAGGCGGCGTTCTCGCCCGCGCGCGGCTGGCCGGTCTCGGTCTGCTTCCACCAGGACCGGCTGGTGATCGGCGGCTCGCGCGACCTGCCGAACCGGCTCTGGCTGTCGCGCACCGGCGACCTGTTCAACTTCGATCTCGGCGAGGGACTGGACGACCAGGCAATCGAGTTCGCCCTCGTTTCCGACCAGGTGAACGCGATCCGCGCCGTGTTCTCGGGCCGGCACCTGCAGGTGTTCACCTCGGGCGCGGAATGGATGGTCTCGGGCGATCCGCTCACGCCCGCCAACATCCAGCTCAACCGGCAGACGCGCGTCGGCTCGCCGGTCGATCGCACGGTCCCGCCCGTCGACGTCGACGGTGCGACCGTGTTCGTCGGCCGCTCGGGCCGTTCCGTGCACGAGTTCGCCTACACCGATGTCGAGCAGGCCTACCAGGCGGCCGATCTCGCGGTGCTCGCGCGCCACCTGGTCGAGACGCCGGTGTCGATGGCGTACGACCAGACGCAGCGCCTCCTGCATCTGGTGATGGCGAACGGGCGCATGGCGACGCTGACGTTGTTCCGCGCCGAACAGGTCACGGCCTGGACGCGCCAGGAGACCGAGGGCGCGTTCCGCGCGGTCGGCGAGGTGGACGGCGCGGTGTTCGTCGTGGTCGAGCGCGACGGTGCGCACCGGCTCGAGCGCTTCGATGCCGCGCTCGGCGTCGATGCCGGGATCACCGGCGTGCATCCCGCGGGTGCCACCACCTGGTCCGGACTCGACCACCTTGCCGGCCGCAGCGTCGCCGTGGTCGCCGACGGCGCGCCGCGCGGCGAGCAGACCGTCACCGGCGGCGCCGTCACGACCGACCCGCCGGCGCGGAGCGTGCAGGCCGGCCTGCCCTTCACGCACGTGATCGAGCCGCTGCCGCCCGAGCTGATCACCCAGTACGGCGGCCGCACCGGTCCCGTCCGTCTCGTCGCCGTGACGTTCCGCGTGCTGGAGACGGCCGCACTCTCGGTCGATCTCGGCAGCGGTCCGATCGCGGTGCCGTTCCGTCGCCTCGGCCCGCTCGTGCTCGACACCGCGCCCCCGACCTTCACCGGCGACAAGACCATCCGCGCGCTCGGCTGGCGGCGCGACACCACGAAACCGCTCTGGCGCATCGAGGGCGCGACACCGCTGCCGCTGACGCTGCTCTCCGTCACCACCGAGATGAGGCTGAACACCTGATGGCACAGCTCGTTCCCGTCGCATCGCTGCTGACCGGCGTGGCCGGGCTGGTCGGCGCGCAGCAGCAGGCCCAGGCACAGCGGCGTCAGCAGCAGGAGGCGCAGGCCGCGCGCGAGGCGCAGCTCAGGCTCGCGAGCGAGGAGCAGGCACGCCAGCGCCGCGAACTGCTCGCGCGCACCATCGCCTCGACGCGCGCCCGCCTCGCGGCCGGCGGCGTGAGCGCCGGCGAAGGCTCGGGCGCCGCCCTGGTCTCCGGCCTCGAGCAGGAGGCGCGCGCGCGCGAGGCGGCCGAGGCGCAGGACTTCGCGCTGCGCGTCGCCGCCGGGCGGCGCAGCCTGCTCGACGAGCAGCTCAACCTCGCGCCCTTCATCCGCGTCGGCTCGCAGCTCGCCACGGGGCTCTCCTCGAGCTTCCGCTCGCTGCTCAACCTCTGACGGAACCCGATCCCCATGGCCGAGCACATCGTCATCGGCGACATCGCCCCGCGCGTGCAGTACGTCGCCTCGGGGGCGCAGAGCGCCTTCACCTATCCGTTTCCCATCTTCAAGCCGGCCGACCTCGAGGTGTTCCTCGACGGCGCGCGCCAGAGCGGCGGCTTCACCGTCACGGGCGCGGGACAGTCGAGCGGCGGAACGCTCACCTTCGCCGCACCGCCGCCGGCCGGCACGATCGTGACACTGCGCCGCCGGCTCGCCCTGCAGCGGGTCAGCGACTTCCAGGAGAACGGCGAGCTGCGCGCGCGCGTGCTGAACGACGAGCTCGACTACCAGATCGCCGCACTCCAGCAGGTCGCCGACGATCTCGGCCGCACGCTGCAGTTCGATCCCACCGAGGCCGGCGCCGCCCCGGTGCTGCCGCCGCGCGCGGCGCGCGCCTCGCGTCTGCTGGGGTTCGACGCGGCGGGCGGGCTGCAGCTCTACGCCGCCGAGTCCGGCACGAACCAGACCCTGTTCCGCCAGGACGGCGCGGGCGCGGTGCCGCGCACGGCACAGGACAAGTTCACCGAGGCCTTCTCGGTCGCCGATTTCGGCGCCGCCGGCGACGGCCAGGCGGACGACACCGAGGCGATCCAGGCCGCGTTCAATGCCGCCGGCGCGCTCGGCCGGATGGTGCTGATCCCCGAGGGCGAGTGGCGCATCACGCGCGGGCTCACGCTGCCCGGCGGTGCGGCCGGGCTCGTCATGCGCGGCCGGCTGCTCGCCGATCCGCCCGCACCGGAGGCGGCGCTCACCTTGGGCGACGGCGGGGCGGTACGCAACGGCGAGAAGCTCTACTGGGGCATCCGCGTGGTGCGCGCCACGCTCTCGGACTGGCTCGACGAGCGCGACATCGGCGTGGTGGTCCGCAACGTCGATTCCTGCCTGGTGCAGATCGCCGAGGCGCGCAACTTCACGATCGGCGTGCGCACGCTCGGCATGGAGCGCGGCGTGGAGGACACCACCTTCCTGCTCGGCCGCATCGTCGACAACCGCATCGGCCTCGACATCCGCGCCGACACGGCCGCCGGCTGGAACGCCTCGGTGCGCTACTACGGCGGGCATTTCGCGGTGAGCTCCGCCACCTGGCCCGCCCTCGATCGCTTCGGCGTGCGCCTCTCCGCAGCACCCGGCGCCTATCGCGCGCACAACCGCCACGTCTTCGACGCGCCCAATTTCGAGCTGCGCCAGCAGGGCACGAACGCGGCGATCCCGTTCCTCTGCGAGGTGGACAGCCGCGCGGTGATCGCGCGCGACATGCGCATGGAGGGCTGTTCGCCGATCGTCGCGCGCCATACGGCTGCCGCGCAGGACCATCTCTACGACGTCGCCTGGGCGAGCCAGGGCTATCTGGTGGACGTCGAGTACACCGCGAGTGCGACGCGCGCGGGCGCGGTCGTCCGCACGCGCCACCAGGCGGCCGCGCACACCGAGGCGACGCGGCTGATCGGCGAGGTGCCGAACCTGCGCGCCGCCTCGTTCCGCTGGGGCTCCGGCCAGACCGGCTTCGACCAGCTCGCCTGCGTCAGCGCGAACGTGTCGGGCTCGCCGGGCCAGATCGCCGACTTCGCCTTCGCCGCGCTCTCCGGCTACACGCCGACCGACCGGGGCGTGACGATCACCGCCTCGCGCGGCCTGGGCTTCGTCGTCGACGCGCGCGCCTGCCGCGACTTCGCGCTCGCGGCGGATGCGGACGCGCCGCGCCTCTTCGTGCAGTGCTTCGATGCATCGGGCGCGCTGCTCACCGATGCCGCCGGGCCGCTGGTGCGCGCCTCGGGCCAGACGCTCGCCTGGAATGCGACCGCGCGCTGGTGGCAGGGCTCGGCCGACATGACGGATGCGGCGCTCACACGGCTGCAGGCGGTGCGGCTCGACCCCCAGGTCGCGACCGCGATCATCGGCATCTGCCGCGTCGATGCCGACTACGAGGCGCGCGCGCTCCGGCTCTACTGCGAGCCGAGGCACGCGCCGGCGCTGCTCTACGGCACGCCCGCCTTCCCGCACGGCAGCCGCGAGATCGTCGCCGAGACGGCGTGGGATCCGCCCAGCATCGCCGCCGGTGCCACGCAGCAGGTGAACGTGACGGTGAACGGCGCGAACCCCGGCGACTTCGTGCAGGCGACGTTCTCGGTCGCGACCACGGCGATCCTGTTCCTCGCCACGGTCGGGGCGGCGAACACGGTGACGGTGGTGGCGTGGAACCGCGCGTCCAGCGCCATCGACCTCGCGGGAGGCACGCTCCGGGTCCGCGTGATCAAGGCGTGAGCCGGCTCAAGGGGCTGATCGCGGACCAGATCGACCAGGCGATCGAGCGCGCGATCGCCTCCTACCACGCGTTTGCCAAGGACGAGCCGCAGAGCACCGATCCGAAGGAGTTCGCCGCGCACCACGCCGCCTGCAAGGCGGCACTCGCGCATCTCGACCTGCTCCTGAAGATCGCGCGCATCACCGAGACGCCCGCCCCGGGCACCGGCGATGCGCCCGATGACCGGCTCCCGCTGGTTGCCGAGGCGCGCGCGGCCGTCGGCGCCGTGGCGGATGACGAGGACGAGGCATGACCGATCCGCTCGAGATCCGCTTCCCCGAGTTCGTCTGGATCTGGAACCGGCTGAACGACCACGGCACGCCGGCGCACCACCTGCGCATCGCGCGCTGGCTCGGCCACGCCTGGCGGCGCGGCGAGACGCGGCTGCTGCTGATGTGCTTCCGCGGCGCCGGCAAGTCCACGGTGGTCGGGCTCTACTGCGCCTGGCTGCTCGCCAACCGGCCGGATCTGCGCCTGCTGGTGCTGTCGGCGGAGCAGTCGCTCGCGACCCGCATGGTGCGCACCGTGCGCCAGATCATCCGCCGCCATCCGTTCTGCCGCCACCTGCATCCGCGCCACGGCGGCGAGTGGGCGGCGGACCGCTTCACGGTCAACCGCCCCGGCACCGCGCGCGAGCCCTCGATGCTCGCGCGCGGCATCGGCGGCAACATCACCGGCAGCCGCGCCGAGGTGGTGATCTGCGACGACATCGAGGTGCCGGGCAACAGCGACACCGCCGAGAAGCGCGCCGAGCTGCGCGCGCGGCTGGCCGAGATCGAGTACATCCTCGTGCCCGGCGGCACGCTGCTCTTCATCGGCACGCCGCACACGCCGGACACGATCTACCGGACCGAGGCGAAGCCCGGTCAGCCGCCGGCCTATCTCGCCGGCTTCAGGAAGCTCGTGATCCCGCTGCTCGACGCCGAGGGACGGTCCGCCTGGCCGGACCGGTTCGACGACGCCAAGATCGCCGAGCTGAAGACGCGCGTCGGGCCGCGCTCCTTCGCCGCGCAGATGCAGCTCGAGCCGCAGCCGCCCGAGGATGCGCGGCTCGATCCTGCCGACCTGATGCCCTACGACGACGAGCTGACGCTGCACATGGCGAATGCCGGGCTCCGGCTGCTGCTCGGCGAGCGCACGCTGGTCTCGGCCTCGGCGTTCTGGGATCCGGCCTTCGGCATTCCCGGCGCGGGCGATCGTTCCGTCTTCGCCGCGGTCTTCACCGACGAGGAGGAGCGCTACCACCTGCACCGCATCGCCTATCTGACGCACGACCCGCAGGGCGGGGCGGATGCGGCGACCCAGCTCTGCCGCCAGGTGGTCCGCCTCGCGGGCGAGCTCCACCTGCCCTCGCTGACGGTGGAGAACAACGGGCTCGGCCGTTTCCTGCCGGGGCTCCTGCGCGCGGAGATGGCGAAGGCGCGCGTGCCCTGTTCGGTGGTGGAGCGGCCGAGCACGCGCAGCAAGGTCGAGCGTATCCTCGGCGCGCTCGAGCCGCTGCTCGCCGCACGCCGGCTCTGGGCGCACCGCAGCGTCTTCGCCACCCCGCTGATCGCCGAGATGCGCGAGTGGCGCCCGACCGGGTCGAAGGGTGCGCATGACGACGGGCTCGATGCGGTGGCGGGCGCGATCCTGAACGAGCCCGTGCGGATCGGCCGGGTCGCGCCTGCCGTACGGCGGGAGGACTGGCGTCAGCCGGCCGGCGGCTTCACCGCGCGGCAGGACTTCAAGCCGTGAGCGCGTCGCGATGGGGTGTCGCCCGACCGCGCGGGGCTTGCCCTCACCCTGACCCTCTCTCGCGCGGCGGGAGAGGGGACCCGGTGTCGCCGCTGCGTCCCTTCTCCCCCGGCAGGGGGGAGAAGGTCAGGATGAGGGGGACGCCATCGCCGCGCTCCGGCACCCGTCCTCCAGCGACGGGCGGCCTCAGGCGGCGTCGCGCCCCTGCTTCAGGATCTCGGTGCGATGCCGTTCGATCCCGGCCTCGGTGATCTCGAACCGCCCGTCCGGCCGTTCGCGGCAGAATCCCATCCGCGCGAGCCGCGCGAGGCACGGCCCGTCCTTGAGCCCCGGCGGGCGGCCGAGCGCGCGCGCGATCCGGAGCCGGTTCAGCGCCGACCGGCAGCAGGTCTCGAGATAGGGCTCGTTCCACATCGCCTTGCCGATATCGGGCAGGCCGGGCGCTCGCGCAAGCGTCCGCGCCCGCCGTGCCAGGAGTGTCACGCATGGATCCCTCGGCCATCACCCTCGAATGGTGGATCCGGGTCATCGAGCTCCCGATCCTCGCCGGGCTGTTCAAGATGATGTGGGACATCAAGAAGGAGCTGATCGCCCGCATCGAGCGCGTCGAGCAGCGCCACACCGACATCGCCAGCCGGCTGCGCGAGGAACTCGCCGCCTTCAAGCTCGAGGTCGCGCGCGGCTACGTGCCGATCCAGATGATGCGCGAGCTCGACCGGCGCGTCTCGCTCCAGCTCATGCGCATCGAGGAGAAGCTCGACGTGATGGGGCCGCGCGCGCGCGGCCGCCGCGAACCGGGCGAGGCCTTCGCCGAGTAG